CGTCTGTGAGTATAGACATTATAATGAGACCTTGATATTCCCGTCATCAATCACAGCAGTTACTGTAGAAACTTCTGTATCTAATTCAAAGATATGGTTACGTAATGGACGCAACGTACTTGGGTTTGCTGGTACTGCTGATAACTTAACAACAGCAAACAAATCATCTGTATAGAAAGATGTAATGTTGATGGTACCTTTTGTACTGTCATAAGTTCCGATATTCGATACTAATACATTATTATCCATATCTAATATCTGTAATACATTCGATCCTAGTTTATTCTTTATCACTGCTACTTTATCATTCCAACCAAATTGACTAGAAGTAATAATATAGGTATCCTTATCAGGAGTCCCAATCTGTACTGGTAAGTTTGCAGTATAAGATAGTGGAAAATCCTTGCTGGACGTTACAACAATAAATGTATTTACTTTAACATCCATACGACAGTTCAATATACTAGGATGAATGTTATCAATATCTGATAATAGATTAGAACGTCTAAATGTTTTACCGAATGTTCCTAGATTATCCTTCACCCAATCCTCAATAAACTGAGATACTTTACTTTCATTCTCTTCGGGGGTGCCTATCTTCGTCGTAGGATCTAGGTTAAAGTGTGTGCGTAGTTCTAATCGAGTAATAGCAGGAACTACAAACTCCGTATCAATCGACATAACAGAAAGGTTGTCTGTAAGTTCTGTACGAATAGAATCCTGTACAAGTTCCTGTCGAGATTCATCTACTCCGTCAATAAAATCAATTGCAACAAATACTTTTCCATAGACAGGGGGAACATTATCATGACCACCCCAGACCGAAACATTCTGAATGTCTGCACTATAGTTAGCAAGGATCTGCGCGGAATAATCATCTGCGGTTACTAAACGGTTTTGTGTAGTGAACTTTTTAGGGGCGAGCTTTTTGATTGATAAAATTCCTTCGCGTTCTAAACCCCCACCTGACAAGGTACCCTGTTCAATCGCCATAAGTAGGGGGGCCCCTGATCCTGTCGATAATGGACGGCTTGTCCACGTGTCCACTCCGTTCGCTTCGCTTCCACGTGTACTGCGATAGGTCACGACGATCTTATTCCCCGAACTTGGTCTTTGTCCCAGTACGTTTCCGTCAGAGAAGAACACTTCGTAGTATCCATTCGCGATTTCCTTGACCATATACACATGTGAGTCATAAGAAACATTTGACACACTCTGTACGTTGTGGTATACTATACTTCCATTCTCGGAGTCAAAGGATTCAAATACTTCTACGACCATGCTGTTGACATCTAGGTTCTGATCTGGTATAACATAGACTGACTCTCCCGAATTAGCAAGGAAAGTCTTAGTGCGAGTTACACCTTCGTATACCATGACATCCTCATAGATGTCCTTACCGTCTTCTGTACGTGTAACCATATGGTCAGCAGCAGTAGTGAACTTAAAGGTGACGCCGTCGACATCACCCAGTACTGTATGCCCTTTGGGTAGAGTGTGCTGTACGTCAGTGGTAGGTGTGGATAGAGTGAGACGCGCATTAGACCCCACTCTACTCATAGGAGTATACCCTAAAGTCTCTGCGTGTGCAACAGCAGAAGAACGTAACTGCGAACTACTAAGAAACGATTCGTTAATCGCCATGTTCGCAATCAACCCATTAATGTGGGTGTTATACGCAAGCACATCCATAATACTAGACAGACCACTCGCTTCGAAATCATAATCCCTGTATTCGTCATACTTACGGAAATGATCTATGAGACTTGTCTTAATGGACGCAAAGTCTAGGTCACTACTCTTTATTGTCATCTTGTCCTCGCAATGGCAACGTTCAAAGTAACTACTTCAAACGTCGTAATGATTTCAAACGTCACTCTTATGTTCACCGCATTATAATCACTATAGAGATCTACCTTACAATCCTGTAGACGTACTCGCGGTTCGTGGTCACGTAATGTTTCTGAAACAACAGTCTCTACATCACCCTCATCGATCATCGTATCCAGTTCGAATAAGAGACTGCCTAGGTTTGCACCATACAATGGTTTGAATGGTACACTCCCATGATTCGTCATCAACAGATTCTTCACCGCCTGTTTCACAGAGGCAGCGTCTGTCTTCTTATAGAGATCCCCACTAGGTCGCGCAACAAACGCGCAGTCGATATCACTGTTGACTCTTGGAACAGAACTTGTGATAGGGCGGTTGTATAGATTACCGTCTTCGACTGAGAATACTGATTCTGACATAGTGAAACCTCCGTGGTTCTATTTATACAGGTTTGTCCGAAGTCCCCTTAGAGGAACCACTGAGGATCTTATGCTTGTGTTTATTCAGAGAGATTCCCGCGTCAGTGTTCACATCGCCTCCCACAGAGACCTCACCATCGACTCTCAGATCCCCTGTGACGGTCGTGGATGGACAGTCTAGGAGAGTACTGCCTGCAACCTCTATCGTCGCGTCACCACCGATCACGACCTTACAATTACCCGATATCTCTATAGTTGCATCGAGATCACCTACGATCTTTAAATCACCCTTAACGCGTATATACTCGTCTTTCTCCACCACGGTCTCACGACTGCCATCATGTTGCATCTCTGTGTATGTACCAGAAGCATGTTGTTCTCGTATACGGAGATTCTCACTGGTATCATCATACTCTTTGAAGTGTCCGTTCTCTGTTTGGTAGACCTTATTATACGGATAGTTCTCTGTAGCACGTTGATTTTCATCGCCTTTCTTTGGAATCGTACCTACCACGAGCGGGAGTTGCGAACTAGGTCCATCCAGAAACATCCCGAATACGTTAGTACCCGTTAACATACCCAGATACTGTCCTGTACCTTCGTGTACTCCATAGATGGTTGGAATCACTATTTGTGCCCACGGTAGGTCTTCATCTTTCTCTACGCCGTCATGTACTCCAAAAATTCGTACTCGAACACGTCCTATCTGGAGAGGATCATCTGCATTATTGACAACTGTACCTAGGAACCAGCGTGTTTGGTCTCCATAGTATTCAATGAATTGTTTTGGTATCATAATGTATAACCACCATTAGTAAGTTTAATGCAAGAGAGCATGATATCATATCCATCTACTTTAAAAGAGTGTTTAGCAGCATAGATGAGATAGGTGCCTGATTTCTTTTGGTCATAGGGGTTTTCTTTATTATTGAGTACATCTGTTTTGAGAAATGCGAGATCAATTGTTTTACCAACAGAGTTATGTGTCTTATTAGCGAAATCGATACCTGAGATGACAATAGACATAGGATTGTGTTGAGTAAGGAGAGTCATAGCGCGGGTGATGACATTGAGTCTATACTGTCCTTCAGAAGGAGATTCATTCAGAGAAGGTTGGTCATAAGCGTTAGTGCCACCGATCTGTGTGGTATGTCGTGAGATGATCTTATTGAAAGGTTCGTCTTCGAGTCCCATATCTTCGGTATAGAAAGGTTTGTCCTTTTGAATACCATCATCTTTAAGACGGGTCATGACATCCTTATGTAGATCGAAGGTAACATGAGTCATCTGATTGGTTGTGACATCATAATATGAGTGTTTGGCGCCTACCAGACCTTTGTCTATGAGAGTGAGTAGATTGTCAGTACCCTTATGTTTGAATGCCTTGATGGATCGTACACGCGCGGACTCTTCATCGTTCTGTTCTGCCGCAATATGAGAGAATGGATTCTTCTTATTCCAAGGGGGTTCTTCCATCATGGTTTTAAGGTCATTGAACTGAAGTTCATCCTTGACAACACTGGAATACAGATAGAAAGGATATCCTTCCTTGGTGGTTACTCTATTCTTGATCCAAGACATAGCGTCTAATGGAGTCATATTCGGAACGATGAATTTCATGTCCTGAATATCTTCACCCGAAGACTCTACCTCTTTATCGTCCAAAAATTCTTTAGCAATCTTAGGTAGGATAGTGGTGGCAGAACCAGAATAGGACTTATTGACGTTTTGTGCAGTAGAGTCGTACCAATGTTTCTCGATTAAGTGGAGAATGTGGACCTCGACATTGTTATTCAGGTCGGTACGACTGGATCCCATGAATTTGTCAATACGAAACTCTTTCTGCACAAAGACTCGCGAGAATCCGGTTGTCTGTTTGAGTTTGATACGCACAATGTCGCCCCCACGGATATCGTCACCTGACATGAAATCATTCATATCACGAAACATGATCTGTGCGGTCAAATATGGTTTGTCGATGTGTTCGAAGATATCAAGGTCGGTTACTAGCGACTTAATCTCGATCTTCTTCTTCTTTTTTGCACTCGACTCGATCTCTACCGATGCGAATTCGAAAGGCGTGGAGATCTCTGTTAGTTTAGTCATTACGAACCTACTGCGGCGATGAATGCACTGACAATTTCACGAATGTTGCCCGGTCTTACGATACGGATCTGTTTAAGGGAGTTGTTCTCTGCGA